ATCCCACGAACAGGCCGAACTCGCCGGTCTTGCCGGAAGCGAGCTTGAATCCTTGAACGGTCCATATTCCACCAGCCTGCCCGCCGGGCGAATTTGAAAATGTGAACACCCCGGTGTTGCTGCAAGCGGTGCAATTGATCAGGAAATTATCAGGGGTGATGATGTCGCCCTGCAGGATGATGGTTCCCTTGCCCACATAGGACTGCGCGCCGAACATCACGGTGTCGCCCCACGTGCATGGCGTGCCGGCAATGCAGCCCCACTGGATGGTGATGGCACCTTCGTTGTCGTAGAGGCGCGCGATATCCGTCATCGCCTGGTTAGGGGTTGCGCAGGCACCAGTTCCAGCGGCAAGGCAATCGTTGGTGTCGGTGCCGGCGCCAAAGTCGACGTAGACGTTCAGGCTGCTGGGGACAAGCCACCGCGGCGGTTTGTCGAACAGCGCCCACGCGCCGTTGACGATCTTGGCGGTAAAGGTCTGGCCCGGATAGAGCTTGGTGATGCCCGTGAGGCCAGCGATGGCCTTGCCGCGCCCTGTATCGCCATCTATGACCTTGACCGAGCACGTCGTCGAGAACCCGGATACCGAGGGAAAGGTAAGCGTGAAGAATCCCGTCGCCCCCGTGCCGAGTTGAATTGTTTTTCCGCAGTCGGTCGCGGCAACCGAATAGTTGGCAGTCTGGCTGTTGAGGATATTGAGGTCGGCACCACCCCCGCAATCCTTGAGCAAGGTGCCGGAGGTGTTGTTCCAGCAGGCCACGTCGTTGACGGTGCTGCTGACGGGGCCGGTGACGGCCACGCCGCAGTCCTTGAGCGCCGTTCCGGTCGTGTTGTTCCAGCACGCCACGTCGTTGACGGTGCTGCTGACTGGGCCGGCGATGAAGGGGCCGCAATCCTTGAGCAATGTGCCAACGAGATTGTTCCAGCACGCGACATCGTTGACGATGCTGGTCGGTGGCCCGACGATGCCGCTGATCGCGAAGGGAAACTGATAGACCGTGCCGTTGAGATTGAGCGCGAGCGGTTGCTGGGGCTGGCCGCCGCTCGCGCCATAGGCAATCAAGCCAGCGCCTGAGACGTTGGCGGAAAAGCAAAGGAAGTGGTAGCCGGTCGCGTTGGTGGTCGGCGCGTCGTAGTCGCAGTCATTGGTCCCGAACGGGCCGGTGCCCTGCCCGATGAAGGGCGGCGTGCCGGTGCCGCGCGCCGTGATGCCGAGCTCGGAGAGCCCAACACCGGGCCCGCCGCCGCCAGCACCGCCCGCATCGATGACGACGGCCTGCCCGGTGCCCTGGGTGACGTATTCGGGGACGTGGCCCGCCGTGGTGGCGCTGCCTTGCAGAAGGGTGCCTTGGCCGAAGGCCAGGGTCGAAAAGGACAGAATCAGCAGTACCAGAATCGTTCTCATCCCGTTCGACCTTCGTTCGCGGCAATGGTACTTGCTACGTCAGGTTTTGACGTAGCAGCAGGCTCAAGCGCCTCTCCCGAGCCATTGGTGGCGATATGGGGGCCATCGGCCCCCTCGGGAGGAAAATTGGACCCGCCGATCATCTCCTTGATGGTCTGGCCGAGCGCCTGGTCGTATTGCTCGAGATAGCCCACGTGGGAGGCGGCCTGCGCCTCCTTCTCCTCGATCGCGTCGAGCACCTTATCGTAGCGCTTGCCGGTATCGGCGATGCGCCCGTGAACGCGCTGCGCACGCTCAAGCCGCCCCTTGAGGGCGGCGAGCTCGATCGGGCGTTTGAGTTCCTGGGGCACGTCTCCTCCGAATCGCTCGATGGCGGCCGACAGGAGCGTATCGAGCCTGCGACCCGCGCCCGTCAAGTCTGCGAGGCGCCGCTGCTTTCCGGTGAGGATGGCGACGGCGGCGTTTGGAGGTTTGGGCCCGGTGCCTTGACCGCACCTGCGATGGTCGCGAGGTGGGCGAGCATCTGGTCGAACTTGATGTGAAGCTCCTGCAAGCTCGCGTGGACGCGGGCTTGCGGGTCGTTATCGCTCTGCTTGTGCACCATGTCAGTCCTCGTTTTCCAAGTCTTCCGACTCGATGTCCAAATCCTCGATCTGCAACTCGACGCGCCAGCGCTGCTCGCCGTCGGCGTTCTTGTCCTGGCTCACGCTGGTGACGCGGGCGAGGAAGTGGCCGTGGCAGATCCCGCCGACCTCGGCCTCGGATGGGTCGCACTTGAGCTTGCGGAACTCGGCGTCGGTGAGCGTGATGCGCAGCCCATAGGGGAATTCCGGCTTCTCGCATGGCATGGGCGCGCAGAAGTCGATCTTCTCCTCGTCGTCCAATTCCATCGAGGCCATGGTCCGCATCTTCTTCTCCCTGCGCGCGATGCGCGCCAGCATGATCCGCTGCGGCGCGTCAGGCGGCGGCGCCTTGCGCGACCGGCGGCGCAGTTGCGGCCGCCTGCGCCCCAGGCACCCCAGGCTCCCCGCCTTGCGGCTGTTGCGCAGCGCCCGCCATCTCGGCTTCCTGCTGCAGCGCCATATCCTTGGATTCCGACTCATGGCGAGAGGCCATCTTGCGGTGCTCCTCGCGATGGTTGCCGTGCATGTCGCGCCGCTCGGTCTCGTGGCGCTTGTGCATGGCGTGGCGGGCCTCGGCATGGCGCTCGTGCAGCGGCTTCTCGCCGCCGCCTTCGTGCGCGCCGCCTTTCTTCTCGGCCGGCTTGGATTCGGCCTTGTGCTCGGCCTTCTTCTCGCCGCCCTTCTTGTGGTCGTAGAGGGTCTCGCGGCGGGAGGGCTTCTTCTCTGCCGGCTTCTCTTCCTTTTTCTCTTTCTCTTTTTCGGCCATAAGTCCTAGTCCTCCGCGTTGCTTGCGACCAGACGCGGCCCGGAGAGGAAGAACCCCCACTCCTTCGACGGCTCGTCGCCTTCGGCGATCATGGGAATGAGTATCCCAAGTTTGTCTGATTCGGAATCACGCGATGGCCCGCGGCTGCTCGCCCCCATGGGTAATCCACGGCCGAAATTCATGCGCTTTTGGCAAATCTTGCAGATCGCCCACAGATGCAGCGAGCCAACGTTGCTATCCACCATGCTGGTCAGGTGAAAATTGATGTCGAGGTCGCTATGCGGGCATTGGGCCGAATCGGTGCGGACCTGCGGGGCGGCGTCCATCAGTCCTCCGCATGGTGGTCGTAGAATTTGGAGCGATGCTTCTTCGGCTTCTTGGCAGCGCCGCTCGCGCCCATCAGGTTGAGCGCGAGGTTTGCCTCCTTGCCCAGAGTGCCGCCGGAATTCTCGTGCTCACGCGCGAATTCCTTGGTCGATTCGCCAGCGGCCTCCGCCTTGCGGCGGAATTGGCCATGGCTGTTGGCCGTCGCCTTCTGGATCCATTTCTTCTTCTTTTCGGCCACCGGGGCGATCCTTGTTGCGGCGTCGGCGAGGGTGAGCGATGGCATCAGCGATTCGATGAGCGAGGATGATCATACAACGTCTTGCGGCGCGACTGCATCTTGTTGCCGTGCTTGTTGGCGGTCGCGATGGCTATCCCTTCGGGCACGCCTTCCTTCACCATCGCGGTCGCCATGCTGGCGGCCTTGGAAGCAGCTTGCCCATGAAGCTTGCTGTTGTGCTTCTTGGCGAACTGCTTCCCGGTCCAGGGCATTACAACTCTGCCGAGGCCGTGACCTTACCGCTGCCCCCATTATCCACGACCGTCATCGACAGACCGACCGCAATCGTGGAAGAGGTCAACGAGCACTGCGCCACCGTCATTGATGTCGAAGCCGCCATCGTCGCAAGCGTGGCGTCGGCGGCCAAGGCGGAACAATTGGTCGCGGTGGTTTCAGCCGTGGTGGTGAAGCCCGCAAAACCTGCTGCATAGGTCATGGTCGGGACGGCACGCATCACGACTGGAAAGTTGATCAGCCACTGCAGTTTGCCGTTTCCGTCTCCCGCGCCGGCCGTCGTGACATGGCCAACGCCTCGGAACGTCGCAGCCGCACCTTCGGCGATCACGTAGGCATAGCGGTACTGCAACAACGATTCGACCGCCTGGCTGCGGCGCGAGAACGCCTTGAGGCGGGGATCGTTGGCGGGCACGGCCGCGCCGCCGGTCCCGGCAAGCGTCGTGAAGGCGGAGTTGCGCGTCAGCTGGATGTTGCCGAAGGCGATGTAGTCGTTGGTGCCGGCCGTCCCAACTGGGGTATAGCAGAGTGCGACCGCAACCTGCGCCGTGGTGGCCGTGGTCGGGAATACCGCGCCGTAGCGGCCGGTGGTGCCGGCGCCGCCCAGGCTCACGACCACGGCGGTGTTGACCTGGCCAGTCCAAGTGCTCGAGCCGCCCCCGCCTGCGTTGTAGTTGAACGCCGCCGTCGAGGCCGAGCCGTCAACGCCGGTGCCGGTGATATAGACGACCGTCATGTTCCCGGACGCGGCCGAGAAGTTGGCGCCGGTCACTGCGTCGAAATCGACTTCCGCGGTGCCGCCTTGGAAGGCGTAGGAGTTGACGCTTTCCAAGACCTGCATCATGCACATCTGCACGACGCCGGTCTGCCCGGAGGTGCGCGCCATCTTGAACGCGGCCTTGTAGCCGGGGCGCAGATCGGCTGCGGTGGTGTCTTGCGAGACCGTCATCGCAGTTCCGGTGCCCGACCAGTAGGCCCAGCGGTCCGGACCGCCATAGGTCAAGGTGGTGGTGACCGACGATCCGGATGTGCCGCGCTGGAAGAGATTGGTCGTGGCGTCCCCGCCGATCAGCCAGTTCTCGGCGTTGTTGCCGGGCTGGGTGGCGCCGAAGTTGCCGAGAAGAAGCGCAGAGGCGTAGAAGTTCTGCGCCGAAGGCTGACCGCCTACCACGTCCTGAAAGAGATCGGTCGGGCCGATCGACTGCACCTGCGGCACGGGGATAGGCTGCGCTTGGAGCCGCGGCGTGATTTGCGCCAGCCCTGCGGCGACCAGTGCGCCAAGCGCCAGCAATCCGAGCCCAAAGCCGATGCGGTTATGCTTCATTTGTCTTCTCCGTTGAAACTTGGTTTGGGCGTTATTGAATCCGGTCCCAGGTGGTGTCCGGGGCGGAATAGAGATAGCCAACGGTTCCGTTGGCGGGGAGCGCGAGGAACAGCTTCTTGGCGTTTGGATCGCCGGGTGCGGGCTTCTCGACCGGGGGCGACCAGTTGAGTACTTGATTCGCGTTCGCGAGGATGGTCAATTCGGCGATCGGGAGCGTCGAAGAGATGAGCGCGAGTTGCCCATCCACCGGATCCTTGGGGAGCATGACGGTCAAGGCTTCAATCGGCTCGGTCGGCGTAAGCACCAGCCGCGATACGCCGTCCGGGATGACGATCGGCGCGGTCGGAATCTTGAAGGTGAGGTCGACCGGAGCGGCATTTGCCGCCGGGGCCGCTGTTGCAGCAGCGGGTGCGCCGGGCGCCGCTGGCGCTGCAGGCACCGCCGGTGCGGGCGGCGTCGCGGCAGCGCCTGCCATTTGCGCCGGCGCGGCTGCTGCCGGGGCAGCTGCGGGAGCCGCAGGAGCGGCCGGAGCTGCGGGCGGTGCTACCTTGGGCGGGGGCACCGTCAACAGCACATCGCCGGGCACTCCAGCCTGCATGTTGCTCGCCGCGACGGCGGGTCTGCTGACGCTGGCGACCGTGGCGCCTTCGGGGAGGCCTCCGCCGGAAACTTGCGCGCCGTCGAGCCCGTCCGTGGCCAGAAGGCCAGTGATGGTGCTGCGGCGCACGGAGATCGTAAAGGTGACCGGCTGCGCCATGCCGCTTGAGGGCGCGAACGGCTCGACGTTGGAGAGTTGCACCACGCCTTGCACGCCGGGGCGCGCGTGTACGACGATGGAGCTCACGACGGTGCCTTCCGGCACGCCCTCGGTCGCGACCGCCGCGCCGAGCAGGCCATCGGTAGCGGTCAGCGCATCGATCTGGTTCCCGTCCACTATGCCTGTCGTCTCGATTGCAAAGGTCGAACCGGCGAGCTTCACCACGCCCGGCATGGTCACCTCGCGCGCCGGCAGCGGGCTCTGCTTGGAGTAGCCGGCGGCATCGCGGAACTGGGCGAGGCTCATCGTCTCGCTCTGCGGGCCGCTGCCGTGAACCGTGATCTTCTGCGCGCCGGAAGGAGAGGTGATCATGTTTGATCTCCGATCAAATCGTGGTTAAAGGCAGATGTATTCGTAGTTGGCGCTCGCGAGTGCCGATCCCGTGATCACGAATTGCGACGTCGTGACGGAAGAGACCCGCGCCACCGTGGTGCCGGTCGCCGCTGCCGTGGCGTTGGTTGGAAATATGACGCAGGCCTGCGGCGCGACTGCGAGCGTGGCCGAAAACGACACCGTGCACGTTGTCGTGGTGGCGGATGCAATCGTGATGTTACCGGTCTGGTTGGTGCTGCCGGCGACGACGGCGCCATTGGTGGTCGCTCCGCAGGCGCCGCTGGCGATGGTGGGCAGGCCCGCGGTGGAGATGATCTGGCTCGAGAACGTGTTGGTGCCCGTCAGCGTGTTGTTGGACGCCAATCCTGGCACAGCAAGAGCGGTGCGTGCGGTCGCGGCGGTTGCCGAGCCAGTGCCGCCTTCCGCAATAGCGGCGGGCGTCACCTGCAAGCCGACCGCGCCGGCCTCGATCTGCCAGTTGGTGCCGTCCGAGAATATCTGCGTCCCGCGATTCTGGTTGAGCACCAGTGTGGCCGCACCGTCGATGGTGGACGTGGTGGGCGTGATGGTGGCCGCGCCGGTGCCGATGTCCTGCGTCGAGAATTGGCACGTCGCGAAAGCGCCCGTTGCCTGCGGCAGCGTAACGGCGATGGCGCCTGAATTGTTGAAGGTAACCAGCTTGCCGCAGTCGGTCGCGGCGATGGTGTAGGACGTGCCGATCTGGTTGTTGACGCCGTTGCTGGTCGCGGCAACGAAACTCTTGATGGTGTTGATGGTCGTCGCTTGTGTCTGCGGGTTGGTGGTGAGCGTTCCCGTTGCAGGCACGATCACGTTGACCTGCTCGTTGCCGGTCAGGGTGGTGACGAACAGCGTTGGAATCTGCGCGATGGCAACGCCCGCCGCAACGAGGAGAGCGGCAACCGCGGCGGCAATGAGCTTATGGCGCGTCTTCATGTCCTGGCCTCTTTATCCGCCCGTGAGCGGGCCAATGGCGAGCGATTCAGCCGCACCGCCGGTCTGCGAGATGCGATAGTTGATGGTGCCTTGTGCCGCGTAGGCGATGCAATTGAAGCGGTAGAGCGTCTGCCGCTCGGGCTCGCCGAACGTCAGGCTGATGGGGCCCGTGGTCCACTGCGCCAAGGCGCCCGCGCTGCCGAGGTTGGCAACAATCCATGTCGCCCCGCCGTCGAAGGAGCGCTCCAGCTGAATCGTGGCGTTGAATGTGATCAACCCGCCGGTGAAGGTCGCGGCGTTGTCCGCGCCGGTCACCGTGATGGCGTTGGCGGTCGGGGCAAAGACCAGGAAGCGCGGATTGGGATCGGTCGGCACCGCCGTGGGCGCAGCCGAGAGTTGCACTATCCCCGGTACGCCGCTGCTGTTGAGCGAGGGTGCGACATCGCTCTGCACCACGGCAACGACCGTGGTCACCGCCGGCAGCGTCACGCCGCTGCCGGCCGGCGCCGTCACGGTCGCCCCCACCAGCGCCCCGACATTCGAGCCCGGCGGCAAGATGATATTGGCGTTGCTGACGGAGAATCCGGAGGCCGGATAGGAGACCGGCGGCAGCGCCAAGGTGCCCGTCTTGGCGCCCGCGTTGAAGGTCGCGATGGTCGCGCCGCGCGGCACGTTCACGCTGTTGATCGCGTTGCCCACGGCCAAGCCGGTCGCGCTCGCAACCGAGATGTTGAGCGAAGCGGCCGTCGTGGTCAGCGCCGTGTTGATCGAATCCCACAGCGCGAGATTCATCGGCCCACGGAACGCAAACGGCGCGGTCGGGCCGACCCCCGTGATCGTGCCGTACAGCACGGCGTTGGCCTGGTCGCCCGGAGCGGGCAGGCCAGGAGCATCTACGCCGTTGGGGGCCGGAATCGACATGCGCGTTCATGGTCTTTCGCTTGCAAGCCTCAGATGTTTTGCATCGCCGGCTCGGCGATGGTGCCGAGCACATTCTTGAGCACCGCGCGGCCGGATTGATTCTTGTGGTGCAGCGATAGGCCCTGTCCACCGACCTCGCTCATGGTGCGCCCTTCATTGGATTTGCGGTTGTAGGCCGGGATTGCTCCATTGCGCACGACCAGGCCATTGCCGATGACCCCGAACTGATCATCCAGTGCCACGTCGGGCACCACGCCGTTCTTGCTCTCCGCGCGCGAGCCAGTGGATTCCACGAAAGCACCATAGATTTCACGCGCCACCTCGTTGAGTGGACGCATGGCATCGTTGGGCACGCCCGGCCAATCGATGGCGGTGGACTGCATAATATGGGCACTGTCGACCCAGAACGGCTGCACCACTTGGTCATCGAGGAGCGTCTTGGCGACGACCGTATAGGATGGCACATGATCGGCGCTGATCTTGGTCAGCTCTGCCTCGGTCAGGACCCGGCCAAGCCGATCCACGGCCGCATTGATTGCGGCTTGATGGTTCTTGCGCGCCGCGATGATCAGTTGTCTCATTTTCTCGCGCGCTTCCGAGCGCTGGCGCAGAATCTTCGGGTCGACGTACTTGCGGCCATTACCCTGCTCGTTGAGCTGCGCGAAGGCCATCGCCAAGGTCTCGGCGAAGCGCTTGTCGGACGGACTGACATCGCTGCCCTGATCCTTGAGCGAGCCGATGATCTTGGCGACCTCGGCCTGCACGGCGCTAGCGATCGAGGCGGCATTCGCCTTGGCAACTTCCGCGGCGACCGCGGCCTTGAACTCAAGCGAGTCGGTGACGGCGGCGGTACGTGCTTGCTCGGCCATGATCTCTGCTCTCGATTTTCTGCCCGTAGGCATTGGTCTATGCGTCGGATATGTCTCGGTCAGGAGACGGTGAAGTTCTTGGCCGCGTATTTGTTGAACTGATCGTCGCGCACGAGGGTGACCAGCGCGGAGGCAATCGTGCCGGCGGTGAAGTTGGTCGCCGAAGGGATGCGGCCCAGAAGGCGCAGGAAGCGCGGCCGAAGTCCCGGCGGGAACGGCGGCAGCCACGGCAGCCGCGCAATAACCTGGTTGGCAGTCAGATTGGCGGCGGTGATCAGGCCGGATGTGCCGAGGTCGTTCCACGCGCCCGGCTGATAGGTCGGCGTGCCCGAGTCGGCTGCAGCTTGCAGTACGACTTCAAGCGTGGCGGCATTGGCGGTCACGAATGCCGTGCCGACGGAGATGTTGAGCTCGGGACGATTCGCACCCACGCCCATCGCATCAGCCGCGCCATAGTTGGTGACGTTCCCGATATTCACGTTGGTCGGAGGAACTCCTACGCCAAGCCCCAAGAGGTCTATGACGTTGCCGATCTGGATCGAGGTGCCGGCGGCGCCAACCATCGATTGATTCGCGCCGAGCCCCAGGAAGTTCAACAGTGCGTCGGTGATCATGTTTTATGTCCTTGCTTCGGTGCGGTTTACAGTGTGGTCCTGAGAGGGTTTGCTTGATCAGACGACGCGGGCTTCCGTGGTGAGGAGTTGGTCGGAGACGCGGATGGGTATCTCGTCGATGCCCATGGTCGGCTTGCCGGCGTAGTCCTCAAGGCGCAACAGAACGTTGCGGTCCCTCATCGCCTGAACATCACACCAGTGCCTGCCGGTCCTGTTCATGTACCAGACCGGGCGGATGCCCGGCGACGATTCGTCAGGCGCGTCGACCTCGGTGATGCCAGAGGACTGTGCCGTCAGGGTCGGCATCAGCAACATGGCCTGGCGCATGGTGGCGAAGATATCGATCGCGTTGGGGCCAGCGAGGCCGGCATTGGTCACATCGACGTTGGGGATGCGCACGCCGTAGCGCCAGTCCTGCGGGCAGATGCCACCCATTTGGCGGAACCATGAAGTATAGGCCTCGAACCGGTTGCCGAGCGAGTCGAAGCCGGGCACGGTGTCGCCCTTATCCTCCATCGCCAAACCCGCCTTGGTCGAGCGCGGATAGCACATGAAGATCGTGCGCAGACCCCATCCGATGAGCCAGAAGGAAAGATTGGAGGATCCCGTGCCGCCGCCGTCGATGCAATTCGCCGCGTTCTGCGCATTGACGGTAGAAACGGTGTTGTAGAATGCCGACAGACCCATGAACTGCGCAGGCGTGGCGGCCGTGTTGCCGTACCAGGTGTTTTCCTCCCAGGTCTGTCCCATGCCCTCGAAGAACGAGACATCCTCGCCCTCCCGAAAGCGCTCGACGTCGCCTGACATTTCGGCCAGGAGGCGGTCAACCTGGCTATAGGCTTCCAGCGTGCCAAGGCCGATGCGCGACTTCCCGGTTGTGCTCTTGGCGTAGGGGATGCCCATGTTGATCTGGCGCCAGGCACCAGCCGGAATCGATTCCCGGAAGCTGAACTCATGGCCGCCCATCTCGGAGGATTCGCGATAGGGCGTATCCTTGTGGAGCACCACCGATTGCGAGAGCATCTCGGCGATGATGTGCTGCTTGCCCATCGAATCGCTGCGGGAGGTGAGGTCGGCCAGGGTCGGCCATTGGCCAGTCGCCATCGGATGCTCTCCTTGTGGGCGCTATGTTTGCCCGTTTGAACGCGGGTGATCGTAGAGGTCGCGGATCGAGCCTTTCGGCCTCTTGCCGAGGTCTTTGGGTGGTCGCGGGTTCGCTGGCAATTCGTTGGCCTGCGGCTCGTCTAGATAACGCGCGGCGTTGTGGAGGATGTCCCACATAACGAGATGATCGCCACTGCCCGTCGATTCGAGGTATTCGTCCAGAACAGAAAGGCGCGGGCGCCCATCATCGAATTTTCGCGGTTGCTGAAACTCCTTGCGGACCAACAAGTCACGCATACGAGCGACAGCTTGCGAAGTCGTCTGGTGTCCGGAGCCGCCGAGGACTGCATCGGCCATGATGGCCTTGCGGTTCTCCGCGCGCATCTCGTTGAAGACGGTGCGGTTGTGCGCGTCCACCTGCTTGGCGTGCTCCGCCATGCGCTCGGTGTGGTAGTCTATGAGCGGCTGCACGTTGGCCGGATCGGCGCGGAAGGTGTCGAGCACGGTGTGAAGCTGGGTCTTGGCGGCGTCGTCAAGCTTGATGGTCTCGGGCAGCGCGTACTTGTACTCGACGGGAGCGGGCGCTGCGGGCTTCTCGGGTTCCGCTGGCTTAGCTTCCGCAGGCTTGGCGGCATCGCCTTCCGGCTTCGCCGCTTCGCCCGGTTTCGCGGTCTTGTCTTCGACTTTCGCGTCTTTGGGAGGAGCCTGTGTCCCTTCTGCCGGCTTTGCACCATCCGGGGAGGCAGCCTCGGCCGGCTTGGCCTCCGCCTTTGGCGGCTCGTTTGCCGCCGTCTTCTGCAGGAGCGAGGGCTCCGAGCCTTCATAGGCCGCGGGGCGCTCGGGGGCAGGAGAAGCCGCAGCGGCGGCCGGTTCGGCAGTCTGGGAGGACGATCCCGCAGGAGGTGCGGATGCTGGGGCCGAATCGGCAGGCGGGGCCGCTGCGGAAGCGGCTATTGGATTCTTGTCGTCAGGCGGCATCAGTCAGCCTTTGGAGACTTGCGCGCTGTCTTGGGGCGCGCGAATAGCGGATCGAATCGGTCGTGGAGCGCAAAGACCGCTTCGCGGTCGTGCTTGATGAGCGTGCGGTAAAGGCGAAGCCCGAAGTCGCGCTGGCCGGCGGCGTGCCAGGTAGCCTCCGGTTGCGGAAAGCCGTTGGGGCCGCAGCCGAACTGGGCATCCTCGAAGACATGGAGCTCGCGCAGGAGATTGAACAGGATTTGACCGCCGACCGGATCGCGTAGCGAACGCGACCAGAACTCGCGTGCCTTCTCCCATTCGGTGAGGGCCTTGATGCGCTGCTTGCGCAGGGTCGTGGATTTGGAAGCGTCAGTGGTGGCTTGCTCGGTCGGGGCCGTCCCGTCGTCCTCTGGATCGTCGTCACTGGGCTGCGGAGCGTCGTCATCGCCCATCATGCTCCAGCACCGGCGGGGAGGAAGAGGCCTGAATTGGTGCGTGACCAGCCGACCGGTCGCGTGTCACGGTGCGGGCCCGGCAGCGGTGTGGGCAGGATCATCCCGACCTTGCCGGTGGCCTTGTCGCGGAAGTCGATCGCAACCTGGTGGCACGCCTTGAGGCGCTGCGCGGCCCTCATGAAGTTCGGGTGGAGATGCCCATCCGCCAGCTTGACGCGCGGGCCGCCCTTGACCTTGATGCCCCGCAGCCAGTCCCCACAGGTCTGGTGGACGGTCCCGCACCACTTGGCGATGTCGAGCCAGCGGGTATCCTGGCGCCAGTAGTTGGCCTGCCGGCAGGCCCCCTCGATCAGGCAGAGGTTGTCGCGGAACTGGGCATAGACGGGGCCCTTGGCGGGTACATGGGCGAGCTTCTCGGCGTTATCGGCCGCAAGGCGGAAGTTTTCCTCCAGGCAGTCGAAGATTTCCCGTTCGGTAAGATCGCCCATGCCCTTCCCCGTGAGGGGTGAAGTGGTGGACGAGTCGCAGGATTGTCACAAGGGAGGCTTGCGGGTTTGGCCTATAATGGGCATTATAAAGCAGTGATTGGTAGCGAGAATCATCCATGACAATCAAGGCTTTTGGCGGCGTTTGCAGGAAGGTATTGGGACCATGACCGACACGGCAAGAGGCGCGATCACGACTGGTGATCAGAGGCCTGAAGGTGTTGCTTGGCAGATTTTTGCCGTGATGGACGGGCAAACACTTCGCTCTATCGTGGCAAAGAATCCAAGCGAGCCTTACGTCATCGACATTACCGAGGATGTTGCGGCCCTCTTGCATCACGCTCGCTCGGCGCCGCCTGACCGCTCAGAGAGCAAGCAACCGCAGGCGGCACCTTGACCCAAACAAACACCACCACGAACACACCGCCCGAAGTCTGGCTCACCCGCAAGGCCGCCGCGCACTATCTTCGCCTCAAGGGCTTCGCCATGACGGAGACCACCTTGGCCCGCATGGCCTCCAACAACAACGCCGGCAAAGGCCCCGCCTTCACCCGCTTCGGGTGGAAGACGGTCAAGTATCTCAAGGATGACCTGGACGCCTGGAGCGAGGCGAGGAAGGCGAGAGTGGGATGAGCGAAACCGGCACCATCGACTCCAAGCACCCCGCCGAAGTGCTCGAACAATACCGCAGTATCTCGCACCCCGTCATCCTGGAGCAGGCCAAGCGCTTCCGCAGCCTCGCTCCCGCAGACCAGCGCGAGTTGCTGTTCCACATGCTCGCGCACGAGAGCATCACGGTCAACAAGATGCGGCAGACATTGGAGACGCTATGTCCGAAGAAATGAACGGCCGCGCCGCCCGGGCCCCCTCGGTTGCCGAGGTCCGCGCCTGGATGAAAAGCTTCATCCAGCCCGCCATCGTCTGCGTCGTCAACGGTGTGCTGCGCTCCATGCCGCAGATTCCCGTCGAAGAGGTGATGGTCATGATCTGCGGACTGTTCGGCAGCGCGGTCGGGGCCACCTTGTCGGCCGGCGACATCGGGCCGATCCTTCAGCTGCGCAAGCGCTGCAAGGATGCGTTCGTTGAGGAGTTGGGGAAGATTCCGGTACGGCCGATGCCGGCGGCGCAGGGGGATGCGGAGTTGGTGCGGAAGTTGGGAGGGGGGAATGCTTGATCTGTCCAGGCGCGGATTTCTTGCTGGCTTGTCCGCATCACTACTGGCGGCAACAAGCTTAGTCAAGATCAAGGCCAAATCGGTAATCTACTGCAATCGAACCATCCGCGTGCGGTGCGATGTGCGGGCCATTCGCGACCGCAACGCGTTACTCCGCATGGAGGATTGGGCGCGAGAGCCTGTGGTGCACCTCATAGACCGTATCCGGGATATTGAGTGCACGAGCGAGGATGCCGAAGCTGGTCGCTAGGTCTTCAGGCTTTTGAAGCACGCTTGAACAACTCGCACCACCCGCGCGGCGAAATGCTGCCCCGCACCTTCGTGCACTCCCCATAGACCAGGCGGAAGCTTGAGAAGTGCTCGCAGAGTTTACAGCGCTCGTGCATGTTGGTGGCGCGCGGCGTGTAGTTGACGCTCTTTTTGGTGCGCTTGTCGCCAGTCATGCCGCAGCAGCCGCTCCACCACCAGCCCCACCGGTCAAAGCCGACAGCGCCGAATTCCCACCCAGCGGCGTCTCGCTCAACGTCTTAGCCGCCGTCACCGCCGCCATCGCCTGCCCAGGCGCCTGCTGCTGCGACATCGCCTTTGCTCGCGCCTGGTCGTGCTCCAGCACCTCCTGCGGCGTCCACCACAGATGACTCGGGAAGTTGGTCGCATCGCCATAATCTTCGGCCGCTTGGTCAAGTTTCATCTTGCGTAGAGGGTCCGGTATACCGGCCGCTTTTGCAGCGGACGACAGTTCGCCCATCGTGGCGAACATATCCTTCATCGCCACAGCCTGCGCCGACTTCTGCGCCAAGCGCATGATGGAGATGAAGCTGATCTTGAGCGGCAATCCCTGCAGGCTCTTGGGCCTGGGCTTGAGCATGCCGCGGCGGTCCATGATGGCGAGCACGCGGCGGATGGCGATCGCGAGTTGCCCCTCGACAATCTCGATCACGGGGCCGAGCACTTGGAGGCGTTCGAGGTCCCGCTTGGTCAGCTCCAATTCGTTGCGCGGCTGCACGCCCTGCATTTGCGTGATGGCCATGAAGATGTCGACGAACAGGCACTTTTCGAGACGCTTGTTCACCATGTCGATGTCGGCGGTGATGCCTTGGAGCCACGCGGCGTTGACCTCGAACAGCGGGAAGAATTTCTTGTTCTGCCCGTTGCCGGTCGAGAAGAACGTCACTTGCCCCGGCATGATCGAATAGGGCTTGTTGTCGAGCTCCACGTCCGCACCCATCGGGGGCCGCACGCCCTTCTCGATGAACTCGCCCTTGCGCCGCGTCTCGGCCTGCACCTGCTTGTTGTCGCCGAGCGCATCCATGCAGGGGGAGCGGCCATAGGCGTCGTTCGATACCTTCGACCAGCGCATCGGGATGAACGGCTGCTCGAGGAATCCGCGCTTGGACAAGGGCGCCGCGGTCTTGTTGCCCTTGAGCCAATAGACCTCGCACCATGGGAAGCGTGCCGGCACGATGTGAACTTCGCTGCCGCTTTCGGTCCAGCCCTTACCCGAGAGCGGGGCATTGGGTTGGATCGCGTGGCAGACCACATGCTCGATGTCGAGCGAGCCTTCCTGATACTGCTTCTTGACCTGCTGTGGGCAGGTCCCATTATTGGACGCGCACCACTCCACAATCTGCGCCACCGTATAGGCGAACTCGCGGTAGAGCGTGTTGGGCTCGTTCCGCGAGCCACAGGCGAGATAGTATTCCCCCGCGCACGGCAGGTAGAGGTGGATCACGTCCTCCGCGTCCTCGTAGATGATCGGGGGCGCGGTGCCGAACAGCGTCAGGTCCTCGAAGGCCTGTGCCATCTCCGTATAGAAGTTGGACTGCGCCAGAACAGTTTCGCAGCGTTGCGTGGTGTCGTCGATCCAGTCCTTGGCGTCGGGATCCAATTCCATCCACGGTAACGCCTTGTCGAGCTTGAGCCACGGGCGCGAGGGGTTGGTGAGCCCCGACCACATACCGTGGGCGCAGGTCCGCAGCGCCTGCAGTCCGGTCGAATCGATGATCGAATCGTTGAGGGGCGAGCCCTTCCACATGCGGTTGGCGACGATGACCCAGTGGTAGCGCCGTGGATTGAAGAACTGCGCCAGGATCGCCCAATAGGCCCACCAGGAATAGCGCCAGTTGCGCAGCATCCCGAGGCGGGCTTCGAGGTGGGTGAAGATGCGGTTCCAGTCCTCGGCCTCCTTATCCGGCTTGTCGGATGAGGTCGCGTGAAGGCGGGAGAGGAGGGTCGGGCCGTCGAGGCTGTCGGGGGCGATGTAGGCCATTTGGGTCAAGGCTTCGCTTGCGGTTGCTTAGGCTCCGAGCGGTCATCCGTCGCTCTGTGAAAGGGATACAGGCACCGATCTGCTCCCCAGCAAGCCCATTGGTCCGGGCAGACCGGATAACGACATGCGGCAACCGCCGGCCTGCGATCACCACCAGTCGGGCTCCCGAGCGGTTGTTGTCCCAAATCTTCCTCCTACTGCCCCGTCAGGGTCTTGGCGCCCGCCGTCGTATCCGGCGGTGGCGCCCCTTCAGCCGAGGTCTTGAGCGTGTTGGCAAAGCCCATCCCGCCGGCCGCTGCGGCCGCAGCGCGGGCCGCATAGCCGCTTCCCATCGTAGAGGCAAAGGTGGGTGGTGCCGGCGGCGGTGGCGGCGGAGCTGGCGCGGCTTGCATGGACGGAGCCAGGAAGCTCATTGGAGCACCTCGTAGAATGCGAAGGCGATTGCGCCCCACAGCATCAGGGTCGGGAGGAGGCCGATACGTGCACCGCGCCAGAATTTGCCATCGACTTGGTCGTACATGCTCAGTCCCTCAATTGAACGCAAAGCCGCCGTTTAGACTCGGAGTCACGCTCTGGAACGGCGTACCATACTTACGGGGTAAACTGAGCCGAAGGTGGGACGGCAACCCACACTTGCCGACTGCTGTTATCGACCCCAATGCCGACATTCGAAGTATTGCAGTTGTCGATAAAGACTGCTGAACCAAGACCATCATTGGGGACAGTTTCGATAACACACGCCCTCGTTTTGTCATCCCCAACATATTGAGGCGAGGACAGAACCACTTTCATCTTTCCGTAGATTCCAGTTCCACCCGGCTTGATTGGGGCCGCCATCATGGCGCCTACTGCAACCGTATAGGCGATCAGGGCTGTGATTATGATAGCGACGCGGGGCTTTTTGACCATTCAAATCTCCCATTTCTCAGTTGAAGCTGAATCCACCGGCTAGTGACGGAGTTATACTCTGGAACGGCACCGCATTAAAGAAGAACTGCTGACTTCCTTGCGGGCTTATGCACCCGTTGGCGCAGCCCCAATCCGCGATATTGACCCATCCGCCAGCATTCGAGGTCGCCGTCTGATCGGCATCCACCACGAACTCAAACTCCCCATCGTTCGCCGCCACAGCGGTGGTCGAGCAGAGCTGCTGCCACGTCCCGGCACTCGCGGTATAGGTCGCCAGCACCGTGTCACTCTGCACCCCCATATAGGGGTTGGCGCGCTCGATCAGGCGCGGTGCATCTCCGTTATAGGTCACCCCACCGGCATCGGTGTTGAGGCTCTCGCGCACCCAGACGCAGACGTTGGCGGTATTGCCTTTGACCACCGCGACCTTGACGCCCTGGTAGAGTGGGGCGCTTTGCAGGCGACCGAGCGGGCCGGTCATCGTCTCAGATGAGATTGTCTGCGAGTTGTTGACCGTGTAGGTGCCGCTACCGCCGGTCCCGGTGCCCACGCCTATGATGGTTGTGCCTGCGAGCAGTGGAGCGCTAGTCCCGAGTATCGGGAGATTCGGGGTGACGGAGATCGCCGGATAAGGTGTCCCGGTCACGGTCAAGATCGTCCCGGCTATTGACCCTGTGAAGCGAGTGATCTGTGGGGTCAAGCGGGTCGAATATGGCGCGTTCGCCGAGTGGAAAATCACGGAGTCGTTGCTGGTGACCCCGTAGGTCATAAAGCACTTATGATTGTTGATCCAATCCGAGCACGCGAAGCTGTCCGCACTCATCAATTGCTGGCCGAGCAGCCCCGGCAAAGTCGCATCGGCCGAAGACAGGAAAGGTGAATTGCGCCCCACAGCATGAAGTGTGTTCGGAGCCGACGAAACAACGCCGACATCATTGACTGGCGTAATGCTCGTGGCGCTGCCGCTTCCAGCGCAAGAGGCGAAGACTGTCTGTCCCGTCGCTGTGCCAGTACTTTGCGCGATCGTCACGGTCTGCGTCGGGCAAAGCTCCTCGTTGTCGAACTCCAAGCTATTGAACGATTCATCGATACCGAACGGAGGTCGCGCGCCTGATGCTGCGTCATTGGCTAGGAAACCGTTGCGCATCGTCATGATGACGAAGCCCTTGCTCCCCGCCTGGAAAACCGTGTTGCCGAGCGAATAGAGCGGGTCGATGCACCAATTCATGTTGGAGCCGGTTAGAAACGGACCGTAGCTATGATACGAGTAGACACCCGCGATGCAGTTCTGGGTATAGGTCCCGTTGGCGCCGCAATCAGTGTCGAAGCCGCCATTTGAATGAAATGTAAGTGGTCCCCACGTTCCGAGATACCGTCCCAGACCCGCGCCGGGAGTTTGACAAGCCAGGCCGTTGCTGTTGCTGCCGCCACTAGAGGCAACATAATTGGTGAGTGTCCCAGCGAACGCCCGTAGAAATAAGGCATCTGAACTGGCTCCATAAGTGTCGATCGTGACGTGATCGATCAACCAATTCGGGTTAGAGATGAAGCTTGCGATCGAAAGCGCTACGCCAGTAAACGGAGCCGATCCTCCCGCCTCTGCAACGTTGTACAGAACAACATTTTGAACTGTTGCTGGCGCACCAGATGTGCCACCCCAATTTGTTTGAGTCTCCGCCAAAATGATCCCGGCGTGACGGGAGTCATGGAAACTTGAATTTGTGAAAGAGAATATACCGCCTGGAATGGTGTCGGAGTCCAAGCCATACTTGCCGGCCGAGTTTCCACTGATCCATTGCAACTCGGTTCCCGCCATTGAGCAATTCGCGGTGGGACCGCAATATATGTACCCCGGCGTCGCGTCCCCCGACCCAATGATTTTCACGTTGCCCGTCAGCAGAAGGACCTCAGCCTTGTTATCCATACTGTATGCAAGGCCGTTATTGACGCTTAAATAAGACACATTCCGTCCAAGATGAGCAAACGACAGCGTGGCCGAGACTGGTAGAGAGGTCGCGGTCGCGGGCCCGGTCAGCGTTAGCTTCTCGCTATGCGACGCTCCCGTGTTCACGTCAGTCGCGGTCAAAACGATAACGTCTCCACTGAGCCAGCCCGTGTCGTCGGCAACCGGGATCGACGTGACGGCTCCAGCACTCAGGTTGGCCGTGAGATGTGTCTGCACGACGTTCTTGCCGACCGTGCGAGGAGAGCCGTTGGTGTTAAAGGTGCAACCGTTCCGGTTGGTGATCCCGGTGTCGCCCTCGACTGTAGTATTAAGAGTTAGAATGGCCGTGCTTGTGCCGGGAATTGGTGTCGCAGCCGTGCCAACCGTAAAAGTGCCGCCGTTATAGCAGACCAGTGGCCCGGCGACTTCCATCGTGAAATTCGTGGAAGCGGTCGTGCCAAACGCGAGCGTACCGAACTGGCCAATCGCGATCGACGGCGCGACCATCGTGTTGGCGACGTTGCCATAGTTGATGTTCGAGGTCGTGTTCACCGTGACGGTGAAGGCGTTGTGAGTTCCCGCTCCGGTAAGATTACCGTAGACGAGAAAGCTATCTCCCGCCGCCGGGCCGCTGGCCTTCGTGCCATTCGTGACCAGAAGCCGCGACCAGTTCGTAGTGGCGAGACTGAACAGGTTAACTTGGGAGCCCGATGATGTGTTCGCATTGATCGTGTAGTTATCGGTGCCGTTGGGCGATGCCGCGCACGTCAGGATGACCCACCCGCCTTCAAGCGTGGCCGTCGATGCCGTCACCAGATCAGTCACGTTGACGGTTTGTGTGCATTCGCGATTGCCGGCCGAGGTCGAGTTTGCCAGCTTGATCGTCATCGTGCCCGTAGGGGACGCGGCGACCGAGGCGAGCTTCACGCCGATAGCCGTCAAGGTTTCGGCCGCAGGCGTGAACGTCGAGGACGCAACCGGGCTCGTGGTCAGCGCCGTGTTGGCAGTCTCGGAATTGAGCAGCGCATTCGTGCCGGTCGTATCCACGACCGACCACGTTCCGGTCGCGTTTATGTTCCCGGTGGCTGTTGAAATGAGCGTTGCGGCGCTCGCCGCGCTGGAGAACCACAGCGCCGCTAAGAAGACTGCGAGCCGCATCAGTTCACCAAATACCCGATCATTGGGACGCGAAGACTTCCGGTCTCCGTCATGTCACCGGACCCACTATTAAGCGTCTGAGTGGCCCAAGTTCCAACCGTGATGCCGGTTTGCACCCACCCGGTAAGGTTGGTGTTTTGCTGCATAGCATTTCCGATTGTCTTTGAGCCAACCAATAAGGGGACCACATTTGAAGTTGTGTTAGGTCCAGCAAGTGTTTGTCCGCCGCCGCCGTTGTTGTTAATTTGAGCGCACCATCCATAAAGTATGCCTGGATAAAGGACATAAGTCGCATTGGAAAGCAACGCTCCCGAGGCTTCCGAGTTGGTAGATGCTGTCGATTGTGCGCCAATATGGTCGATGAAATTGAATGTGATCACCCCCGCAGTGACCGTTACATAATAGAGCCCGATATCGACAGTTGTGCTCGCCGCTCCCGTAATGACGTAAACGCCAAGCTTCTTTATCGTTGTTTGGGATGGTACTCCACCTATGTAACAGTACTGCGCGTTGTTGACGGATTGCGCGCCGCCCGATGAGGTGGTTACGCCAGGGCCAGCCACTCGCCAGTAATTTGATGCACTTGCCGCCGGCACATATGAGCATACAACGCTCGCAACAGGCGTCGTCAGATTGCAATTCGTCGCATTGATGGTCGCGCCATCGGTTTCCAGGATGCCGAACTGCGCCGACGTGCCCTTCTGTACGGCTGGCGCCCCATCCGATCGCATCGCCGTCGTGGCCGCACCGTTGACCGCCGTCGGCCCCGCCGTCGCGGTAGGATTGGCAAAAATTGTAGCTGGATTGAACGAAAACTTCGTGAACGTTAGTGGACTCGTTCCAACCGTGGTCACGTTGGTCGTGAGCAACCACGATGTCACAGCATTCACTGTGCCATTAATAACCGGTATCGCCCCTGTGTTATTGATGTCGCTCGGCATGTCGTAGTCAAGCGCGCGGGTGAAGATGGCTCCCGTTCCAACGGTTTGCAGCGCAGTGAGCGTATAGATTCCGTTAAACGCCCCAGACGGACTCTGCGTGTCATTCTTGACCAGCAAGCGCTGCGTTGTGATGGTCGTGAACGTGAACCCGTCGATCGTGATGGCGGTGTTTATAGGTCCGGTGAAGGTTGCACCTACCCCGCTCACACCGTTGGCGTAGGTCCACGCGCTGGTATCGCCTGCGACGGTCGTGGCCGCACTAACCGAGATCGCCGGATTGACACCCGCCACCGCATTGCTTATCGCCAGATCGGTGTAGGCCGTGGTAGCAACTTTTGTTGAGTTGTCGTTCTGGCTCTGAGTTGTGGTTGTTGGCGATCCGGGCAGCGCCACAGAAGTTGCGATGCTAGGATTTGGGTACGTGCCAGCTAATGATCCGCCAGCGGCGCCGGTTGGAGACCCGCTTCCGCCCGCTTGGCACCCAGCGATGCAATGCCAGTTCGTGCCGTCGCCTTGGAAAAATATGCTTGCAAAGTTCGAAGATGTGGCCGCCGCAAGCGTGATCGCTGCGACCGACCCGGCTCCTCCAAATCCGCCCGTTGGAGTGACCGTATGGCTTGATCCGTCTTCATTGACGACAGAGACAACATAACCGTTGCCAAAGCCGCTGGCCGCACCGATCGTCACATTGCCCGCCGCGCCTGATGGAATGACGACGTTGGTTGCGCAATCACTCGTTTGGACGGCGTAGGGAAATGAGCCGGACGATACATTGTTGGACGGATAGACGAATTTTATCGTTCCTGTTGCCGTAATCGGATTTGGGCTGGCTGATGCTCCACAACCAGGCGCAATTGAAGTAACGGTCCCCGCGACGCCGCCATCCTGCACCACGTTCGAGGTGCTTATGATCGAGTGGCCGCTAGTGATCCCCGATGTGGGCGTGGTGCCGGCCGTAATCGTTCCGCTGCCACCGCCGCAGCTTCCGCCGCTGTCCACGATGACCCCGGAAGCCGACCATTTGGCGCAGTCGTTGGCGATGATCGTTCCTGGGCCTTGCTGTACGGCCCCGCCAACCTGCGCCATAAGGGGATCGGCGCAGAGGAGCCAAAGCCCCACAACCATCAGCCAACGGAGAATCATGGCCGCCCCCTATGCCTTGAACGGATCATAGCCGCCCGAATCAGCGGCACCCTTGGCCATTCTGTCAAATTCCGCGAACGGGTCATAGGTGGGCTGGTGGATAACCGGCCTGAGGAGGGCAACGCCGCCTTTGGGGGCGATAGGCTCGGCAAAGGTCTCCACCAAGCCATCAGCCTCATCCGGCGAGAAGCCCAACCGCTCCTTGATCATCGCCTTCTCCTCGAGCAATAGGCGGTCGCCCTTGAACGTATACGTGGTCTGCGTCAACGCCAGCATGAGCTCGGTCGAGCGAATCATCGCCCCGCCGCGGCGAATCCATTCGATGGTGTCAAAGTACATCTCCGTGCGCTTGTTGTAATAACGGTCCTTGTTGTGCGCCTCGCCTGCGAACTGCACTGGGATCGGCGACTTGCCGAGCTGGCGCAGCTGGTCGATCCAGCCCCAGCCGTAGCCGCCGGTCGCGTCCACAAAGCACGCGTCGGCCTGCCACTCGTTCCACTTGCGCACCACTTGGCCGGCGCCTTGGAGGGAATCGATGTTGCGGTATTTCTGGATCGGGAAGCACTGCAGCCCTTGCCGCGGCACGATCACGCTGGCGTCGTTACCCTCCCGCGCCACGTCCACGCCGAGAATCTTAGGCGCGCCGCGATAGTCCCATTCGCGGTACATGCGGTTGAACGAATCCTCCACCTCCTGCTCGCCGATGAGCGCGTTGATGTCGGAGGGTGGGAACTCGCCGAAGATATTGACCAGCACCCAGGGATTGTCGCGGCCGTATTGCTTGATCTGGTCGCGGGCGTGCTCGATCGAGACGCGCGGGGTGCGCTTGGGGCTGTCGGGGTCCGCGGTGATCTCGATGAGCTTCCAGAGGTCACGTGCGATTGACTTCACGGCACGGAAAAGCGGGCCTGAACGCTTTGTCGGGTTACCCGCCTGCACGATATGCGCCTCAATCGGCGCGCCGGCGAAGATGTTCTCGCACGCGGACATGACTGCATCGGGATAATCGCCTGTCTCATCCAGAAACCATGCCACATAAGGCGCATGCAGCCCCTTGAGCGCGTTGCCGATCTGGTTCGCGTCGGCGTCCGTTGGCCAGGTCCGCGCCTCAAGCTTCCACGTGCGTGGGTGATCCCTGCAGAAGATCGCCGTCGACGATTGCTCGAAGGCTTGCTGGAGCAGGGGTGATTTTGAACGCCAGCGCGCGAGCTCCGGCCAGAGGTTAGCTTTGAGGTTTGGTCCCGTGATCGAGGTGCAGCCCGCAACCGGATGCGGGCGCGTGAGCAGGAAATTCCATGCGAGCCAGGCAAGCACCGCCGTCTTGCCGGGACCTGCGCAGGCC